TCAGGCAAGAAATGCCTTCTCTGCTGCCGCCAATTCGTCTGCGTCGTCGTCCTTCGGAAACAGGTGCCCGTAGGTGTCCATCGTCATTGCAATGGTGGAGTGGCCCATGCGCTCCTGAACCATTTTTGGCGTTAATCCGAGCCCACCGTCTTCCTTCCGATTGATGCACCACGAGGCGAAGAAGTGCCGTAGGGCATGCATGCCGGTGTACTTCGGCTCCATGATCGGCTTCCCCTTCTTGTCGACCTCGCCGCTGTCAACAGCGATGCCGGCGGCCACCCAGGACGGATGCAGTCCGCGTCGCAGGATATTGTTCAGCTGCTCCACCCTGCCGGTCCCGTTCGGGAATACAAGTTCGAGCACCATAATCGGCGCGCCGGCGTCGTCCTTCTTGCCAGTGTTGCGCTTGGGGCAGACGAGCTTCCATTCCTTCAGGGCGTTGATCACCATCGGGGGTGCGGGGACGGTGCGCTCGCTAGATTCGGATTTCGGACGGCCGATATCGTTGAACCGATCGGCGCGCTGGCGAACATGGATCTCGCGCTTATCGAGGTCGACATCCGGCCACCGCAGGCCTCGCAGCTCTGAAGCTCGAAGGCCGCAGAAAATTGCCACAAGGATGAGAGGCCGCCACCGTCCTTTCAGGACACTCAGCAGCGCCTTGATGTCGTCTCGGGTGGGAATGTCCACCCCGACCTTTAGCTTGCCCTTCTGGCGCTTCTCCTGGCGTGAATCTTTCGAGCCTCGTCGCTTTTTCCTTTCCCTGACGACATTGCGCGCAATGAGGCCCTGTTCCGATGCGTCCGCAATTAACGTGCCAAGGCTCACCATAACTTTCTTGATCATTGCCGGCGATCGGCCAGCCTCGCGCAGATCGTCCTCAAACTTGCGCACCTTGAGGATTGTCAGGCTCGGTAGCTTTGTGTTTCCGATGAATGGATTGATGTGCATCCGCAGATGCCGCTCGTAATCCATGATGGTAGCGCGTTCTAACCCCGCCGCCCTGGCGCTGGCTATCCAGAGCTTGCCCGCTGCCTCGACAGTGACGCTGGCGCTCTCGGCGACATGAACGCCTTCCCGGATTTCGACCGAGGCCGTTGCTGCGAAAGCATCTGCTTCCTTCTTTCGAGCAAACGTCTTCAGACGGCGCTTGCCGGCGGCGTCCGTATAGTCGACTACCCAGGCTGACTTTTGGGCGCCCTTGGGCGTTGTCCACTCGCGCTTTCGGACGCTCATGGCTTCTCGCCAGCTCCATCATCAGTTGAGAAGGATGCGACAATCTTGGAAAGTTCAGCATCGTCGCCGCGAGCAGCTTTCTGCAACGCATTCTGCAAGCCAATCAAGGCCCTCGCTGTGGCCTTATGATCTTCAGATAGACGAGTGATGACTTTTCCCTGCTCGCTGACAAGTGCTTCAGCGTCCGTTCTGATCTCTTGGCGCTCTCTCGACATATTGAGTAGTTCGACTTTGAGCGATTCGAGATAAACGGCTTGCTCCTTCATCTCGTTATATCGGGCTTCGATTGCAGCCATTGTTTCCGAATCGTGTTCCGATTGTTTTTTTCTTTCTTGCAAGTTTTCTTCAAGCATGTGCTGAAGGCTGAACGATATGGTCTTTTGCTCAATTAGTGCAGCTTTGGCCGCCGAAAGTTCGATCTTGAGCTTGTCATGTTCCGACTCAAGCGCCGAATACCCTCTGCTTAGTTCTTGATGGTCTTTTGCCAATTCTTCATGGCTCGCGATAAAGCGATCGAGTCCCTCTTCTATTCGAAAAGATTGATCGAGCCTGGACACGATCTCAGCGTTCATGGATCGGCCGTTCTGCTCTGCGGCAGTGGCAATCTGATCTCTCATGCCTTCCGGAAGTCGGACCATGAACTGGTCTTGCTTGTCGCTCGGATATTTTGGCCGCGCCATTTTTCGCCCCCTGAGAACAGATAGTACGGAATTGCTATAGATCACCACTTGCTTCAATCGTACGGAATCGCTATGGTCAAGATGTAGCGAATCCGTATTATGGTTTATGGTTAACAAGGAGGTCGAACGCGTGACGGCTACTGATAACGGAATGGAATTAGTGTGGGGGGCCGAGGCAATCGCTAAGCTCATCGGCCGCACCGCTCGGGCGACTTTTTACATGCTTGATAACGGAGAACTGCCAGCAAAAAAGGTTGGCGGCCGATGGGTGGCGGAGCGCAGCAAGCTCATCGCCTTCTTCATGGACACCGCAGCATGATCGCCAAAGAGAAAGGCCCGGCAACCGCGCCAACGGTCCCGAGCCATGGTTCTCGATCCCTAGCAAAGGAAACGAAAATGAACAGCAACATACTTAGCAGCAAGCCAATCGAGATTCCAGTACCCGCTGTCGCGGGCGCTGCAAAATCGGATGCCCTCGTGCGTGAGGGCCAGACCTACGACATCGTCTGCAAGATGGAAAATCCGCTCTGGACGATCCACGACATCCTGACTGCCATCGGCATGATGGTAATCGAGATGGACGGCGACGAAGCGATCGGTGCTCTTCAGCGCCTTGTCAGCATCGCGCAGCGATCATTTGAGGAAGCGGAGGCACTCCGCGCGCGGCTTTTTCATCTCAATCATCCCGACCGGGACGACGTTGCGAAGGAGCGCGCCAATGAAGCCTAATTCGCAACTCGAACCCGAAGACCTTGTCTATGAGCTTGCTGACCTGGAGCAGCTTCTCGATACCGTCCATGATCTGCTGACGTCAGAAGGCAACTATGTGCGCCCCGATGGTTCCCGCGACAATGCGCTCGATCGCATCAGCAGCCTGATCAACATCGCGCATTCGCACACGGCAGCTCTAGTTGCAGGTACCGAGCATTTCGACATCCCGGGAACCTATGTTCGAATGAAGGGAGCTGTGTGATGCTAACCGCTCTTATCGAAAAACATGCCCACGCTCTCCAAACCTGGCTGAACACTGTCGGTCCGCATGAAGATCTCGAAGCGGAAGGTGAAGCGTATGACGCATTCGCGGATGCCGAGCATGCGTTCGTCGTCTTCCAATGCACAACTGAAGCTGAGGTACAGCAGAAGCTGTCGTACGTTGCCAGCTGCCCGACACTCGCGGATGCGGTTCAAGTCGACCTCAACAGGGAGTTCCTGGCGTCGATCCTGCTGCCGTCGAATGATGTTAATCCAAAGCTCAGGCAGGCGATCGACACGTGGAAGCGTGCTGACGATAGCTATCGGAAAGCCGTTTCAGCCGACCAGGCCAGTGATCACGATGCGTTATGGCACGCCATGGACGATGCCGAGGCTGACATGATAGCGCAGCCTTGCCTCACGCCCGCCGACATACGTGCGAAAGTCGAGATAGCACTGAGCAACGACAACGTCTTCGAAAGTCTTTCGAGCGCGACGTACAGCGCTGAGCCTGTGGAGCGCGTACTGCGGATCTTCCTTCGGTCCTTGTTGGGGCCGGTGGAGGGCCACCCATGATCCACGATCGGACCGAGATCGAGCTGTCCGCCTGGGAGGACTATCGACAGGCCAGGCTCAAAGCCGACCTGTCCCTCTCGTTCAACGACGGGAAGGCAGCGGCGATAGCCTGGAAGCGCTTCGCCGATCTGTTTGCCGGACATCTCCCGGCGTCAACAGACCGCCAAAACGTCGCGACCTTTCCCGTCCATAAGACACGCCCGCCGAGGGGTGCCTGATGCCCAGCGGGAAAGCGCGACGAGTCGACTTCTATTGCGACGAATACATTGCCGGCGTCGCCGGCAAACTCACCGCTGAAGAGCAGGGGGTCTACTGGATGATTTGCGCGCTCATCATGTCCGAGGGCGGGCCTGTCGACGACAACCCAAAGCGCCTATCGTCACTGTGCCTGAACCGGCCCGCTGACATTCGGCGTGTCATTCAAAGCCTTGTCGAAAAGGGAAAGATCTATCGCCAAAGTGATGCCAAACTGTGCCAGAACCGTGCTCAAAGTGAGGTTGAACGTTCTCTGAAGAGAATCCAAACTGCATCCGAAGTTGGTTCGAAGGGCGGACGACCGAAAGGAAAAAGTGAGAAAAATCAAGGCAAGGCAAAAGCTGAAGGTTCTTCCGGCGAAAAGCTAACTAACAACTATCAACTAGCAACCAACAACCACCAACCTTTAAAGGAAGTATCTGACGATACTTCTCTTGATGCGCGCGCGGCGTTCGATCGCTTCTGGGAAATCTATCCGAAAAAGTCAGACAAGCGTCGGGCTGAGGGTGCCTTCGTCAAAGCGCTGCAGCGTGCTGACTTGGAGACGATCTTGTCGGCTGTCCTGGCTTATGCCGGGGAACGGCGAGGCAAGGATCAGCAGTTCACCAAGAACGCGGCGACTTGGCTGAATGGCGATTGCTGGGCAAATCCCGTCGGCCAAGCGCCCGCCAACTCGGACTGGCGCGACGATCCAGCTTACGCGGGGGTCGACGTATGACGGATATCATCGAGATCAAACGCCGGCTGACGGAGCGCGCACAGTCGGTGGCGGAATATCTTCTTCCGAAAGGCAAGAAGATTTCGAACGAGTGGCGTGTGGGGTCCGTAGACGGCGAGGAGGGTAGGAGCCTAGGCGTTCATCTGTCGGGCTTGAAGGCTGGAGTCTGGTCGGATTTCAGTTCTGGCGAGGGCGGCGACCTGATCGATCTTTGGGTGGCGGTGCGTCGCCGATCGCTCGCCGATGCCATCGACGACATCCGCAACTGGCTCGGCATGGCCCGACCGGAACCGGTACGCGATCCGCGGCCGAACTACGAGCGCCCAAAGCGGCCGGAGTGCAAGAAGCCGGCTGGCAAGGCAAAGGCATACCTCAACGCTCGTGGTATTCCTGACGGCATTCTCGAAATCTACCGCGTCGGCGAGCGAGGCGACGAGATCATTTTTCCGTTCCTGCTGCCGGACGGTGTTCTTGCTCTGGCGAAAAGCCGGAAGGCTGAGGACGGCGCGAAGCCGATGCCGACTGCCGCAAACTGTGAGCCGGTGCTTTTCGGCTGGCAGGCGATATCGCCTAACGCTCGCGACCTGATCATCACCGAGGGCGAGATCGATGCGCTTTCGTGGGCGACATACGAGCACATGGCGGTGTCAGTGCCGTTCGGCGGCGGCAAGGGCGGCAAGCAAAACTGGATCCAGAACGAATACGATCGGCTCCAGCGCTTCGAGCGGATCTACATCTCGACCGACATGGACGCGGTCGGTGATGAAGCAGCGGAGGAGATCGCCAGCCGCCTCGGTCGGCATCGGTGCTTCCGCGTCAAGCTGCCTCACAAGGACGCTAACCAATGCCTGAAGGAACGGGTATCGAAGGAGGACATGGATGAGTGCCTTCGTACTGCGCAAGGGCTCGACCCGGCCGGATTGCGGCGTCCGTCCGATCTGAAAGACCGTGTGATTTATCTCTTCTGGCCGGCTGAAGGCGAGCACGTCGGCTATAGCCTGCCTTACGACAAGCTTGCAGGAAAGTTCCTGCTTCGTCCGGCGGAGCTTACCCTTTGGAGCGGAGCGTCCGGCCACGGCAAAAGCCAGTTGCTCTCCGACTGCGTACCGCACTGGGTGAAACAGGGAAGCCGGATCTGCATCGCCTCGCTCGAAATGAAGGGCGAACAGACATTGAAGCGTCTCGCGAAACAGACTGGTGGCTCGGATCGACCGACCGCCCGCTTTATCGGGGACATTCTCGATTGGCTCGATCAAGGTCTGCTGATCTACGATCACGTCGGCAAAGCCGGCATTCCAGCGCTGCTGGAAGTCTTCGACTATGCCCGGGCGAAGTACGGCTGCGACCAATTCATCATCGATAGCCTGATGCGCGTTGGCATCGCGCAAGACGACTACAACGGGCAGGAGAAAGCAGTCTTCCAACTGGTTGACTGGACCATCGCCAACAACGTCCATGTCCATCTCGTCGCGCACTCCCGCAAGGGCGACAAGGATCGGGCCGGCGCACCGGAAACCGAAGATATCAAGGGCGCCATGGAGATCGGCGCCAACGCCTTCAACATCGTCAGCGTCTGGCGAAACAAGGCTCACGAGGAAAAGCTGAAAGCGGCGAAGACCGACGAGGAACGCGACGAACTTAACGAAAAGCCGTCAGTCGTTATCAACGTCGCCAAACAGCGCAATGGCGACTTCGAAGGCAAGGTAGGCTTCTGGTTCGACCAGAAAACCTATCGATACCATACGACACCGAACAAGCTCGCCTGGGAACGCCTGTACGTGCCCAGAGCCTCCGCTGAAACTATCACCGAGGGACAAGCAACTTGAACTCACCGGCCTTTAGAATCGACGAGGGTACCTTCCGAAAACTACGAGCAGATGAAGGTGTAGCCCGCAAGTGGCATCCACCAATCGAGACATGGTTTGCCGTAAAGACGGCGCCAGGCGCTCAGCGCTGCCCGTCAATGCGGGAAGGGCACGACCGTAAAGGCGAAAGCCTAATCGAACGCAACCTTCGCAACGCTGGCTTTGAAGCTTTCATGCCGAGCTACAGGATCGAGGTTAGGCACCATCGTCAGAAGCATTGGATCGAGCGGCGCTTTCCGACGTTTGTTGGATACCTGTTTGTCAATATCGGTCCGCATGACTACCGCGCGGTCGAAGAGGTCGAAGGCGTCAGCAAGATCCTGCGCTTCACCAAGCGATACGAAGAGCGACCGATGCCCTTCGAGTTTTCCCAGGAGACCATCGACCGGCTCCGCTACATCCAGTGGGAGCAGGAACAGAGCTTCCTGTTTGCACGCGCTCGTCGCCAGCGGGAAGAGGAGCTTGAACTGCAGCAACCAGGGCGCGGGAAGCGTGGCGGTAGTAGTACCCGGAAGATTCGCCGGTCGCAGTTTACCGAGCTTGGCGGCAGTCTGTCATCGAGTCTGTCGTCCGCATCCTCTCGCGCATTCATAACGGAAACGCTGAATACGCTGGGGAATCTCGCAGGGAATATTGATCAAGCATAACCGTTCGGTTATATTCTGCGCACTGATTTGTGGATGTTCAGTGCGCAGAGCGCCGGTCCACGCGGATAAGCAGCAATCCGCACGATGGAAGAAATGTGCTTATTTGGCGCCCGTGACCTATGGGAAGTGCGATGCTGGTCAAAGCTTCAGATAGCTACACCAAAGAGCTGAAAAACCACCGGAACTGTCTGAAGTAAGACAGCCACTCCAGACAGCCCCGCAGCCCACGCATTAGTGAGTGCGACGCGAGAATGGTGATCGACCGTCAGCATGCCGTCGCCAAGATTATAGGCCCTGTCACCGTCTCCACCTATTGTCGACTCGAGTGTTGCGGTTTTACTTTGAGTGAAGAACCTTTGAGCTGATAGCCACCAGAGGACAGCTCCTAATAGGCCGCAGATGGCGCTGCCAAGCTGTAACCAGATCAACATAACTTACCTCTCATACCATCAAGAATTATCGAGCTCGAAAGGGTATGCAGTGGTCAGCGGGCTGTCTTTGCCAGGTTAGCTCCGCGCTGTTGCTCTCTGGCGATCATGTTCATGATGTCGCCCGGGCTCTCAACCACCATGACAATTTTGCCTTTATCGCCAAAGCTGCCCATTGCGATTTGCGTGTATTTGTCTTCCGGGTTCCATTTTCGAAAGTCGGTTGCGTTAGTCATGTTGACGAAAATGCTTCGTCCATCATCGTCGTGCAGTTCAAGCCACATATTTGTATTTCCTAACTTTTATGAAGTTTGAATTAGATGATTAGGTCAGTCACTCATTGCCAGATTTAGTTCCTGTCTCACGGCCTGTAAGGACTCTGCGACAGTGTAGAAGAACGGATGTCCATCTTGGTTTGGCACCGCGACATGGATGTGGGTCTGACTGTTAAAAGCCGAAACGGCGACGACTTGAGCTGGGTTGATAAAAACGGTCGCACCCGCAGGCACGGTCGAAGTGAATACAGCGAGGCGCATTTTTAGTCTCCATCCGATTTTCTCGAAAGAAAACGATGAACGACCATGAGTCGCAAGATACAACCTCTGCTATCCCCCGAAATTCACAAGGCGTCGAAACCTTATGGCAAAGAAGAGAACAGGGCGGCCATCGGATTACAACGATGCGATTGCCGCCACCATTTGTGACCGGATCTCGGACGGCGAAAGCCTCCGCTCGATCTGTCTCGCTGAAGACATGCCATCGAAATCGACCGTCTTTGCATGGTTGGCTGATGATGCGCATGAGACTTTTCGGACCATGTACGCATACGCGCGCGAAGCCCAGGCTGACAGCCTCGTCGACGAGATGACCGACATTGCCGACGACGGCAGCAACGACTGGATGGAAAAGAAGAACGCGGCCGGCGAGATCACAGGTTGGCAAGAGAACGGCGAAGCTCTTCGTCGATCGCAGCTGCGTATCCTCACCCGCCAGTGGATTGCTGAGAAGCTGAAGCCGAAGAAGTATGGAACAAAGGTCGCGTTGACCGATCCTGACGGCGGTGCGTTCAAGGTCGAGGTTGTTCGCTTCTCGGACAGCTGATGCAGACGGTTCGAATTCCCGCGCTCGGCTGGCGTCCTCGCGATTACCAGCTGCCGGCATGGAACGCATGGGAGAGGGGATGCCGGCGCCAACTGCTGATCTGGCATCGTCGCGCCGGCAAGGATGAGATCGACCTGCAGAAGCATGCCGTCAGTGCTATGACGCGGCCTGGCACGTACTGGCATATGCTGCCGGAAGCTGCTCAGGCTCGAAAGGCAATCTGGAACGCGGTGAATCCCCACTCAGGCAAGCGCCGCATCGATGAGGCTTTCCCGCGGGAGATCATCGAGAACCAGAACGACAACGAGATGTTCATCCGGTTCAAGACCGGCTCGACGTTTCAGGTCGTTGGCTCTGACAACTTCAACAGCCTCGTCGGGTCGCCACCGGTGGGGATTACATTTTCGGAATGGGCTCTCGCAAATCCGAGTGCATGGGCGTTCCTCTCGCCTATCCTGGAAGAGAACGGCGGCTGGGCATCGTTCATCACCACGCCGCGCGGCAACAACCATGCAAAGGGCATGTATGACGCTGCGAAGGCGGATGCTTATGATCCGGTCACCAATCCCAAGGGATGGTTCACGCAAATCCTGCGGGCCGATCAGACGATGGCGATCGACGCGGAGGGCATCGAGAGACAGCGCGGCATCTATGCCTCGCTATATGGCAAGGACATAGCCAATCTGCTGATCGAGCAGGAGTTCTATTGCTCGTTCGCCGGCGCGATGGTGGGCTCTTATTGGGGCGCGGAAATCGCAGAAGCGGAGAAGCAGGGACGCTTCAAGCTTTTCGAGATCGACTTTCGTTATCCAGTCCATACAGCCTGGGATTTGGGCAAGGCGACGAACAACCCGATTTGGTGTTTCCAGTGCATACCGGGTGAACCGGGTCCGCGTATCATTGATTTCTACCTCCCGGATTCAGACGATCTGGAAGAGTGGTGCAAGTGGCTCGACGGGAAGGGCTATCACGGCAACGACTACGTTCCTCACGATATCATGGTGAAGAATTGGGGCTCGAACCGCACTCGATATGATGTCCTGAAGGATTGCGGGCGCAAGCCGCGCATGGTGGCAAAGGTCGCTGTCGCCGATGGGATCAACGCGGGCCGGTCAACCATCAAGGCCGCAACGTTCTACGAGGGCGAAGACGATCGGGGCCAGCGTGTTTCGCTCGGGGTGGACGGCCTGAAGGCATATCGGCGCGAATGGGACGACAAGCGCAAGACCTTCCTTGAAAACCCGGTGAAGGATTGGGCCGAACATATCGGTTCGAGCTGGCGGTATCTCGGTCTCGCATGGCGATCTGAGGTCATCAAAGAGGAAGCTCCACCACCTCCGCCTCCCAAGGGCGAGCCGCTCGTTCACGGCCGGCCGGATGGCAGCATTGAGATCAAGGTCAACGTGAAAGAGGCAGTCGAAGCGATGGTCCGCCGTCGCCGTGCAAATGCATAGGAACCCCAGGCGGGACGATGGCGTTTCATCAACGCGTCGAAGTCCCGAAACAACAAGGACTTCATCATGAAAGCGAATGAAGAACAGGCCTTCAAGTCCATCATCCGTCAGTGGAACGGTGGAGAACATCGCCTCGCCGGTGCTCGGGCATCCGAGCTTGTTTATGGCGCCGGCAACAAGCTGAACGAAAAGCTGTTCGACGAGCTGCGGGAAGAGATCCCGGGCATCGAGCGGTATATTTCGGCACCCTCAAGCGGCGCTGTCGTCGAGACGGTATCCGACCAGGGCGGCGATCCTCTCGCAGTCCAGCCGGAGAACCGCAAGGAAGCGACCGACGCGTCAAATCTTTCGAGCGACGAAGGCAAGGACCAGCAGAACGCCATCGACAAGAAGCTGGAACCAGGCCGTAAGGCGCGCGAGAAAGCTGCCGGCGCGAAGACAGGCGATAAGAAGGGTAAAGGGTCGGCCGGTGACGTCGTGTCGACAAAGCTGAACCCCGATCCGCAGAACCCGACCGCCGCCTGATCCATCTCTCTCATCACCTTTCAGAGGCTCGTCATCCGTGGCGGGCCTTTTTCGCGTGGGATAATCAATGACCGCTTCTCCGAACAGAAAGCTCCGCGAAGAGGGGCAGCGCTGGATCGACAAGATCAAAGCCGCCGAGAAGCTGGAAAAGGACTGGCTCGACGACGCGGCAAAGGCCGTCCGCGCCTACACCAACGAAGAGAAGGCGGAGAACGACGAAAAGGCGCTGGGGTCGCGGTACGACTTCAACATCCTCTTCGCAAACGTCGAAACCATTGTTCCTGCGGTGATCAATTCGCCGCCGGTACCGGACATCCGCAGGCGTTTCAATGATCCGGACCCTGCAGCGCGCATCGTCGCCGACATCATGGAACGGGCCATTTCCGTTCAGATCGATGACAGCCGTCTGCAGGTCGAGATGGAAGCCGGCGCGCAGGATTCGTTTCTCGCTGGCCGCGGCATTGTCCGCCTGAAGTTCAAGAGTGATATCGTAGGCGGTGAGCCGACTGACCAGGACCTCAGGGACGCGGACGCTGATACCGACGAAGGCCCGGACAATGGCCGGTCATCGGAAGAAATCGGCGCCACGATGTTCAATGATGGGCTTGCTGAGACTGCGGCGTCTGATGATCCAGTGCCTCTCGGCTTTGGGTCCAACGGCATAGGCGGCAACGGCGGCCCACCCTTGGAGACCGTCGAGAACGAGCGGATCTGCTTCGAGGCTGTCAGTTGGAAGGATTACCGCCACGGTCCGGCCAAGCGTTGGGAAGACCGGCAGTGGGACGCCTTTCGTTTCGTCATCCCGAAGGAAGATGAGGAAGAGTCCTTCGACAGCAATCTGATCCGCAGCCAGTTCGACGAAGGCGAGAAGAACACCTGGTCGAAGAGCGACGGCGATATCTGCGGCTGGGAAATCTGGTGCAAGAAGACGAGGAAAGTGAAATTCGTCAGCGATGACGGCGTTATGCTGAAAACGATCGACGATCCGCTTGGACTGAAGAACTTCTTCCCGATCCCGACGCCCATGCAGCCGATCGAACTGACGGGCCGCCTGAAGCCGGTCAATCCGTTCTCGATCTATCGCAAGCTGGCCGACCAGCTCGACACGATCACCAAGCGTATAGACGTGCTGACGAAGGCTATGAAGGTCCGCGGCTGGTATGCGGGCGAGGCGGCGGACCTGAAGAGCGTCCTGCAGCTGGAAGACAACGAGTTCGCGCCGATCGACAACGGCGAGCTTTGGTCAAAGAGCCAGGGCGGCATTGCAGCGGCAATCGCGTTCTGGCCGATCGAGAAGTTCATCACGGCCCTGCAGGAGCTCTACGCCGATCGGGACCAGACGAAGCAAGCGATCTACGAAATCACCGGGATTAGCGATATCGTCCGCGGTGCATCAGCGGCATCCGAAACGGCCACGGCGCAGAACATCAAGAGCCAGTGGGGTTCGCTGCGCATCCAGAAGATGCAGCGCATGATGGAGCGCTGCGCCCGCGACCTGTTCGTGATGATGAGCGAAATCATTCCGAAGCTCTTCTCGCTGAACACGCTGGAAGAGATGACGGGCATTCCACTCTTGCCCAACCCGCAGGACACTCCAGACCAGCAGAAACTGAAGCTCGACGTCATAAACCTGCTGCGTCGGCCGCTCGCTTCCTACTACCGCATCGACGTCGAAAGCGATTCCACGATCCGTGCCGACCTGACGCGCCAGAAACAGGAAGTCTCGCAGTTTCTTCAGGGCGCATCGGCTTACTTCGCAGCCGTCGCTCCTCTCGTTCAGCAGGGCGCGCTGCCGGCTGATGCCGCGGTGGAAATCTTTTCCTCCACCTCGCGCATGTTCAACCTCGGCAAGTCCGTGGAAGACACGCTCGAAAAGATGGTCACCGATGCGAGGGCAAAGGCCGAACAGGCCCGAAATCAGCCTCAGGGGCAGCCAGGAGCGCAGGAACCGTCACCGGAGCAGGCAGAGACTGCAATCAAGGTCAAGCAAGCCCAGCAGGACGAGGAGCGGCGCGCAGCCGAATTCCAGACCCGGATGGAGCGCGAGACCGCGAAGGCTGGCGTCGATAGCCAGAAGGCGCAGCGCGAGCTCGCGATCAAGGTTCTCGAAGAGGAACTGAAGCGTCTTGAGGTCGAGGCCAAACAGCTCGACGTTCAGATGAAGAAGATCGATCTGGCATCCAAGGCCGGCGCGATTATCCAGCCCCAATCCCAGGAGATGGCCTAATGAGTTGGCGTGATTTTGGCCGCGACAGCACGTCGCCGGCAGAAGACGTGATTGCGATCGATGTTTCGGGCGGAGATCATACCCCAACACAACCTTACAGGGCTCTGCGCGCCAATGCTGCGGGAACGATCAAAATTGATACCCTGTTAGGCACATCCCGCACGCTGAACTTCGCTGCAGGCGAGACGCGCCCCGTCTATGCTGCCAAGGTTTATCAGGTCGGCACGACCGCAACCGGCATTGAGGGCATGCTCTGATGCCGGTGTTCGTTCGTCGCAATGGAGAGATGGTCGATAAGGTGACCGGCCTGCCCATGCTTAGCGCTGAGGACCGCGCGAAGCCCGTCGCAGTCCCTTACATCATGTCCGACATCCCGGAATATCGCAGCCCGATCGATGGCCGCGTGATCGGTTCGCGCAACCAGCGCCGTGATGATCTCAAGCGCCATGGCTGCGTCGAATACGAGCCGTCGATATCCCCGACCAAGGGCAAGATCCGGAACAAGGCCTTCGCGGCGAAGCGCGGCCTGAAGGTCTCCGAAGAGTACCTGTAATCACCCGAAACTGAGCAAGGACCAACGCAATGAGCGTCGAAGAACTCAATGCGCCGCTGAACGATTCCGCGGCGATCGATCCCGGTACGATCAACACCAATGCCAACGAGGATGACGCGCTCGGCGCCATCTTCGACCGCATGGGGCGAGACAACGGCGCGGCGCGCGGCCAGGGCGGTAAGTTTGTATCCAGCAACGCTGTCGACGCCGACGCCGATACCGGCGAGGAACCACTGGAAGGTGGTGGGGGAGAGGGAAAGGTCGCCGGTGATACTTCGACGCCGCCGGCGGACGTTCCTCTCCCGTCAAGCTGGCGAGGCAAGGAAGACCTTTGGGCAAAGGTGCCGGCCGAACTGAAGGGCGATCTGCGGGCGCATCAGGAAGAGCTTCACAAGACGCTTTCCCAGCAGGGACAGCTGATCTCGGCCTATAAGCCGCTGAGCGACGTGATTTCGAACTACAAGGAATATTTCGGCGGGGAGCGGGGCAACTACAAGCCCCATGAAGCCATCGAGTATCTGTTCAGCCTTCAGCGTGGCATGGACGAAAATCCGATGGAAACGCTGCTGACCATTGCCGACAACTACGAACTGCGCCCGGAACTGGCGAAGATGTTCGGCGGTACCGGTGGCAGTCCGGCAGACGAAAACAGTTCCGCCGTGCTCCTGGCAAAGATCAGCCAGTTGGAAAGTACGATCCGCTCGATGGGCGACCCGTCGCAGATCGACAAGCACATCACCAGGAAATTGACTGAAGAGCGCGAGCTCGGGAGCACGAACGACCTGATCAGCCGCCTGTCGAAAGACATGCCGCTGTATGACCAGATCCCCGAACCTGATCTCGTCACCTTCATTCATTTTGCAAAACAGAAGCTCGGCAGTTCCGCTTCCCAGGAAGCCGTTCTGCAGCGGGCTTACGACATGGCCGTTAACGCCGACCCCGACCTGAGGGCAAAAGCTGCCGCGCTTAAAACCGCCGCAGCGGGTGACCCTGAACGCGTCGCGGCCGCGAAGAGGGCAAACCAAGCCAATCTCCGTTCAACATCGACCGGCCGAACCCGTGAGCTTACCGAAGAGGAAGAGCTGGGCGCCGTCTACGATAAGCACAAAGGATAAGCACCGATGGCAGGTCCATCTGCAATCTTTACGGAAATGGTGTCCACCACCCTTCGCAACAGCGCGAAGGACGTCACCGACAACGTTTCCAAGCATAATGCCCTCTTGAACGTCCTCAAGAAGAAGGGCCGCTTCATTGATCTCGACGGCGGTACTGAAATTCAGATCCCGCTCGAATATGCCGAGAACGGCACCTATCAGCGTTTCGCCGGTTTCGACACGCTGAATGTCAACGGTTCCGACGTCATCACCTCGGCCAAGTATGACTGGGCGCAGATCGCGATCCACGTCGTTGCTTCCGGCCGCGAACTGCTGATGAACTCCGGCAAGAGCAAGATGGTCAACCTGGTGAAGACCAAGAAGGCCAACGCGCTCAAGACGGCGGCGAACAACTTCTCGGTCGACGTCTATTCGGATGGCTCTCTTGCCAACCAGATCGGCGGCCTGGCCCAGATCATCCAGACGAACGGGCAAGGTACGGTCGGCGGCATTCCGTCTGCCACCTGGGCATTCTGGCGCAACAAGTTCCGCGAAATCGCCGGCTCCAATGCCTACACGAAGGACACGCTCAAGAGCGAGTTCAACGGTATCTGGCTCCCGCTCACCCGCGGCGCCGACAAGCCGGATCTCGTGGTTCTCAGCCATGACTTCTACTCGGTCTACGAATCCGGCGAGCAGCAGCTCCAGCGGTACATGGACGAGGATATGGCGAAGGCCGGTTTCGCCAACCTGAAATACAAGTCGGCAACCGTCATCTACGACGACAATGCCAACTTCACCACGACGGCCGAGAAGGGCTACTTCCTCAACACCGATTACCTCTACGTCGCTCAGCACAAAGAGGCGCAGTGGACCCAGGATGACGAGAAGAAGCCGGTCAACCAGGACGCTACGGTCATCCCGTACTACTGGATGGGCAATCTCGTCTGCTCCAACCGTTCGCTGCAGGGTGTCCTGCTCGACGCAGCATAAGGAGATCTGACCATGACTGCTTTTGTAGGCGCACAGCTCGACCAGACCTATACCGCAGCCGACCTCACCGGCATCAACAGCGGCAAGGTTCCGGGCATCGGTGACATCTACGTCTCCCACGACAACAAGCGCTATCGCTTCGTGCGATATCTTGGCGGCGCGGGCGCAATCGCTGCGGTGGCCGGCAACTCTGTCGGCTTCTATGCCCCAGGCGGTGTCTCGACGGGCGTCACCAATGACGTCACGTCCGACGTCTCCGATACGAACGCCGCTCTCGCCGGCGTGCTTCAGTCCGCTCCGAACTCTGGCGACTACTGCTGGATCCAGATTGGCGGCGTGGCGACCATGAACCTCGCTCTCGTCTCCGGTGCCGATGGCAACGCCCTGACGCTCTCCACGACCACGGACGGTTCGTTGAAGGTTATGGGCGCGGTGACCGACGCGGGAGGCGCGGTGGCGATCGACGCTTCGGCGAAGATTGTCATGCTGAACTGCCCATACTGATCTCTGCAGATCGCTACAGACGGCTACTGGGGGCGGCTTACGGGTCGCCTCTTCCTTTTCACCTTCCAGAAAAAGAGAAACGACAATGGCCGACGAAAAAAGCCCGCTTGTTATCATCCTTGGTTTTCACCAGACGTTTGAGCGCGTTCCCGTCAAGGGAGACGAACTTCATGATGACGTCGACGCCCGCGGCTTCAAACTCGACGAAAAGGGCAAGCGCGTCCTTGAGGCCGTCGAAGTCGACTGGGTGACTTATGCCCCCGCTCATTCTCCGATGGGCGCCAACACCACCGAACGCATTCGCCACCTGCGGCCGACGCAGGAGATCATCGAAGGCGAGAACGCTGAAAAAACCCGCTTCATGCTGGCGCGCTGGTCGGCGATCGAGCCGGCTTATGAGGCATGGCGCAAGGGCCACGAACTGCCCGTCAACGGTACGCCGCTTGCACATTGGCCGGGTGTCTCGGCGGCGATGGCGGCGGAACTGCGCAAGTATAATATTCTCACGGTCGAGAATGTCCGCGATCTGGCAGAAACGCAGCTGGAACGCATTCGCCTCCCGAACATGCGGGATCTGCGCAACTCGGCAAAGGCCTTCATCGACAACATGCGCAACGCCGAAGCCGCCGAGCGCGAAGTCGAGCGTGACAACGAGGTCGCCAGCCTGAGGGCACAGCTGGAAGAGCAGAACGAAAGGCTGGCCGCCGCTATGGCTCTTCTCGAAGAGCGCACGAGCCCGGCCGACGCCGTTCGTGAAAATGACATTGCGGCGCTTCGTGCCCAGCTCGATGCCAAGGGCGTGAAGTACCACCACAAGGCCGGCGCTGAAACGCTCCGCGCCCTTCTGCAGGAAGCCGCCTGATGACGATCCTGTCAGTCGTTCAAAACGTTTGTCTCGCTGTCGGGCTGCCGAAGCCTGATGCCGTCATGTCTTCGACGGATCGCGAGATGCTGGAGCTCGTTCGCCTCGCCGGTGATGTGGCAAAGGATATCCGCGACGTTGAATTCGACTGGCAGGCTCTTCAGGTCATCAAGACCTTCAACGGCGATGGCGTCTCCGATGCCTTCGACCTTCCGAGCGATTATGCGCGGATGAAAACCAAGGCGACACTCTGGTCTAGCCGGTGGCTCTGGGGCATGGAGCACATCACCGATACCGATGAGTGGCTTGAGCTTCTGACGCTTCCCTACGTGGCCGTATCGGGCCAATGGATCATCTACGGCGATCAGCTGCATATCCTGCCGGTGCTGGAAACTGCCGACACGCTGAAGTTCATCTACATCAGCGACCTTATCGTGAAGCCCGCAAGTGGGCCGAACAAAGTCGAATTCGATTCCGACACGGATACGTTCCGGCTTTCGGAGCGTGCGCTCGAGCTTGGCATCATTTTCCGGTACCGGGACCAGAAGGGCGTCGCATCGGATGCCGATGAGGATGCCTTCGATCACGCCGTCTATACCGCCATGAACAACGACAAGGGATCAAAGCCTGTTGTCAGCGGCAATCCTCGCCGCACCTTCAGCAATGTTCAGCGGGCATTCCCGTTTAAGGTCACGCCCTGATGGTCTACGCGAGAAAACCGGGCAGCAAGCCGCGCCGCCAAGCGGTATCGGCCTCGTACACGTTTCCGGCACCTATCCGCGGCGTGGTGCTGAACGAGCCGCTGGGCAATTCGAAGCCAGGCGGCGCGCGGGTGCTCGAAAATTTCTTCCCGACCACCACAGGCGCCAGAACGCGCGGCGGCAGTCAGAAGGTCGCTACGATCGGCACAGAGCCGGTGCGTCGCATGTGGGCCTTCAAGAGCGGCAGTGCCGAAGAGTTCTTCGCGTCGGATGAAGAGAACATCTTCAATATCACCTCGGTTGCTGATCCGGACGTCCCGCCGGTGCCGGTCGTCACTGGGCAGTCTGAGGGCTATTACTCCGTCGCTCAATTTGGAACCGCTGGCGGGAATTACCTGTATGCGGTCAATGGCGCCGACGATGCGCAACTCTATGACGGCCTGACATGGAAGGCGATCAACACGCTTTCGACGCCGGCGTTCAGTGGCGTAGCAACTGCGGCGCTGTCTTTCGTCTGGTCTTTTGCCAGCCGTCTATTCTTCGTCGAGAAGAACACCATGAACGTCTGGTATCTGCCGGTGGATAGCATCGGCGGGGCGGCGTCGGTTTTCTCGCTCGCCGGTGTGTTTCAGGATGGCGGTTCGGTTCTCGCCGGCGGCAAGTGGTCGTTGGATTCCGGCGATGGCCTTGATGACAAAATCCTGTTCATCTCGACTGAGGGCGAAGTCGCCGTGTTTCAGGGATTATTTCCTGGAGACGCAAGCTGGAACAAGGTTGGCGTCTATAAGATCACTCCTCCGGTAGGCCCAAACGCAACCATGTCGGCCGGTGGTGATTTCCTCGTCGGAACCCAGGATGGAATTGTTCCGATCTCCGAAGCGGTCAACAAGGATGCGGCCGCGCTGTCACTCTCCGCTGTTACTCGAACGATCGAATCCGAGTGGAAGAAGCAAGTTCCGCAGCGCGCTTCACGGCCGTGGGAGATCCTGAAGTGGCCGACCAACAATATGATGGTTGTGTCGCTGCCTGGCGCTGATGACGGCATTCCAACGCTGTGCTTTGCTGCAAACCTGCAGACAGGCGCATGGGGCTTCTTCACCGGCTGGGATGCGCAGTGCATGACCCTCTTCGGAGGCGACGGCTATTTCGGCACCAGCAAAGGCACCATCCACCGTATGGAAGACGGCGGCAGTGATGACGGCTTGCCCTACACGTGCACCTATGTCGCGTTGCCCGATCAGATGCGACGTCCGGGCGCCTTCAAAATCGTCCATTCGGCAAGAGCGACATTCAATTCGAACATCCCGTTTCTGCCGAAGATTTCGGCGTCCATGGATTACCGGATTGACCTGCCAGCCGCCCCTCAGTCTGCCTCCGATCTGAACACCAGCCTTTGGGATGTCGGACTTTGGGATGTTGCTGTCTGGGATACGGGATCTGTCAGTGAGGTTTCAACGCGCTGGGTCTCGATCGGTAATTCCGGTTACGCTGTTTCGCCACAGATACAGATCACGTGCGGCACGGGCATCAAGCCAGTTACCGAGCTCATCCAGCTCGACGCGATTTATGAACTCGGGGCGGTGATGGTGTGATTACCTGGGCTGTCGCGAAGCGCGATGAAATCGGGCTGCTGTCGAAATGGGTGGCCAACCAGATCTGGCCGGGGCAGGGACGGGATTTCGGGAACTGCCAAGGTCTTGCGGTGATCAACGGCGAAACGCTCATCGGTGGAGCGATCTACCATAATTTCGAGCCGGAAGCAGGCGTCGTCGAGATATCGGCGGCCTCCACGTCGAAGCGCTGGCTGACGAAGGAAACGCTTCGGGTGCTGTTCCAAATCCCATTCCGGGATTGGAAATGCCAGGCAGTCGTTTTGCGCGTGTCCGATCATGACGAAGCGCTGCATAGCATCCTGTTTCGCTACGGCTTCGAGCGATATCGCATTCCGCGCCTTCGTGGCCGGGATCAGGCCGAAAACGTGTTTGTGCTGACTGACGATGCGTGGGCCAGCAACAAGTTCAATCGAAAGAACGAGGTGCATTGATGGGCAAGCCGAAGGCGCCAAAGGCTCCAGACCCGAAAGAAACGGCCGCCGCCCAGACCGGCACCAACGTTTCGACCGCGCTGGCAAATGCGCAGCTGCAGAACGTCAATCAGTATGGTCCAGACGGCTCGGTCACCTATTCGACCAATGGCTATACGACCATCACCGACCCGACGACCGGCGCGACGTATCAGATCCCGCGCTACACGCAGACGACGTCATTATCCGCGGCTCAGCAAGCCATCAAGAACAAGAACGACGCGGCCAGCCTGAACCTTGCCGATATCGCCAATAATCAGTCGTCGTTCTTGAAAGACTATCTTTCGAAGCCTGTCGACCTATCGAATGATGCCACCGAGGCGCGTCTTATCGAACTCGGTCGAAAACGCCTCGATCCGATGCTTGCTGATCGCGATGAAGCTTTGCGCACGCGCCTTGCGAACCAGGGCATCAAAGCCGGCTCCGATGCCTATGGGAAAGAACTTTCCACGGCCCAGCAGTCCGACAACGACGCGCTGACATCGCTGATATTGAACGGGCATCAACAGGCGGTGCAGGAAGCCCTTACCGAACGAAACCAGCCCATCAACGAAATTATCGGCCTTCTCGGTGGCACTCAGGTTGGCGTTCCGCAGTTCGGTGCAACTCCTAATCAGCCGAGCTTGCCCACCGTCGACTATGCGGGGTTGGTCCAGTCGAATTACCAGAACCAGATGGGCGCCTACAACTCGCAGGTGGCCCAGCGCAACAACATCTTCGGCGGCCTGTTCGGTGCCGGTGCAGCACTCCTCGGCAACCCGGCGCTCTCCGACAGGCGTGCCAAGAAAGACATCAAGCCTGTTGGCCGGCTGATGGGCCACAAGGTCTATGAATACCGGTACCGCGGCAAGTTCGACGATGGACAAAAGCATGTCGGCGTTATGGCGCAGGAAGCAGAGAAAAAGCGGCCTGATGCTGTCACGACCCGCCCTGACGGCCTGAAGCAGGTCAACTACGGCAAGCTTTTCGAGATTGGTGAAAGGATGGCAGCATAATGGCTGGATTTCTGTTTGGCGGGAATACAGGCGAGACTGCCGAATCCCTCGCACGCAAACGCGCCGTGGCCGAGGCCTTGCTTGCCGATGCTAATAGCCGGGTGCCTCAGAGCATCGGTGAGGGCATTTCGTCGGTTGCACAGGCGCTCTCCGGCCGGCTGGGGCTGAACGCGTTACAGAAGAAACAAGAGGCCGGCAGCGCAGCGCTCGATGCTAAGATCAAGAGCTATTGGGGCGGCGCTGACGCTGGTAGCCCTATTCCGTCTCCCGACGCAGCTGCCGAAGTCAGCGCCGCTGATCCCGGCAAGGTCGATATGACCGGCAACCAGGTTTACAGCGACTTCATCAACACCGTGAAGGAAGGCGTGAAGAACCCTTATGCGCTTGCTGCCATTGCTGCGACAGGCAAGGCCGAAAGCGACTTCTCTCCGGGTAATGTAAACCGGACGTGGGACGATCCGAGCGAAAGCGGCAAACCCGGCAGAGCAGGCGGCATCATGTCTTGGCGTGGTCCACGCTATGAAGCGTTGGCTGCGACCGGTGATCTCTCGCCGGCAGGACAGGCCAAGTTCTTTCTTCAGGAAGATCCGAACCTGATCGCCAGCCTCAATAACGCAAAGAGCGTGGAGGAGGCACAGAGCCTCATGAACCGCGCTTGGGCGTTCAGGGGCTATGACAAACCCGGCGGTGAAGCAGCCCGCCGCCTGAGCCTCGCGACGAGCTTTCTGCCTGAGTTTCAGGGGCAGGGCGGTGGTACCCAGGTGGCGAGCCTCGATCCCGCTGCGGGAATGCCCGCGCCTGATGCTTCTGCTGCGATTGCAGCGACCGCGCCCGCTTCCGGTTATGTCGATCCAAAGGTGACGACCGCTTATCGCCAGCCGTCTCCGGCAGTCGTAGCCGCATTGGCTCCTGGTAACAGCCAGATGACCGCGCAGCCTTCCCCGGTGGCCGCAGCGCTGGCAGCCCAGCCTGCCGACAATGGTCAGCCGTTACCCCCGCTGCCGAGGACGGACGTGGCTCCGGCGCCGACTGTTGCCGGTGTTCCCGATCAGAAGGGTGTCAGCGTTGCTCAGGCTCTTTCAGGCAAGACGCCAGCGCCTCCGGTGCCGGGTGCTGTCGATCCCCGCTATCTTGAGATCCTCTCCGACCCGTACATCACGCCTGGTCAGGCTGCCGTGGTGCGATCGATGATGCAGAGCGATCAGGCGCGCCAGCAGGCAGCCTATGACGCGTGGCTGAAGCAGAATGATCCGGCTTATCAGGCCGGCCTTGCCAAGACAAAGATTGAGCTCGACAACCTGAAGAACCCGAAGATTTCGCCGGCCGATCAGGAGCGGATCGATCTTGAGCGCCAGAAATTCGACTTTGAGCGCAACAAGCCAACCGAAGTTAATGGGCGCCTGATTGGCCCAGATGGCAAGGTTGTTTACGAATCTCCGCGCGACCCTATGAAGGTCGGCGCCAAGGAAACGGTCATCGATCCAACTTCCGGTAAGGTCATCTATCAGCCGGCGCCGGGGCAGGCGGTCGATTTCAGCGATGTTTCCAGCCTTCGAAAGGAAATCCAGCAGCTCCCGAGCTACAAGAACCTGTCGCAGGCACTGCCGATCTATCGATCGATGGCTGAGACGGCCGGCCGCAGCTCGAAGGCGTCCGACCTCAACCTTGTCTACGGCCTTGGCAAGATCATGGACCCGACCTCAGTTGTTCGTGAGGGCGAAATGACGATGGTCAAGAGCACCGCATCATGGCCCGATTGGCTGCAGGGTGCCCTGGCCTCACTGAACGGCGGCGCGGCCCTTACTCCTGAAACCCGCCAAGCCATTATGACGGAAGCCTATGGCCGAGTGAAGGGCTACGACAGCGCCTTCAAACAGGACACGGGGCAGTATCAGGGCATCGTCGAGCGCAACAAGTTCAACCCGGCCGATGTCATTCCGGATTTCGGGACATATGAGCCGTGGAAGCCTGCGGCGCCTAACGGCACCACGTCGACCGGCACCAAGTGGAGCATCGAACAATAATGCCGACGCTGAACATCAACGGCCACCGCGTCTCCGTCGATGATGGATTTCTGAAGCTCTCTCCGGACCAGCAGAACGCCACCGTCGAAGAGATTGCGAAATCGCTCCCGGCGCAGCCTGCCGGTCCTCCGGCTGATGACGGGCTTTCCATGGCAAGAACCGTCACCGGTGGCGTCATCGAAGGTATTCCGATTGTCGGCCCGATCATCCGTGGCGGTGTCGATCGCGCTGCCGCCGCAACCATCGCCGGCCTGACGGATGAAACCTACGACAGCGCCCTGAAGCGCATCCAGGAAGGCACCGAAGCTGAGAAGGCCGCCAATCCGAAGCTCGACACCGCTGCGCAGATCACTGGCGGCGTCGCCGGTACTGTTCCGGCCATCATGGCGGCTCCGGCCGCTTTTGGCGCGGGCGGTGGCAGCCTGTTAGCGCGTTCAGGTGTCTCGGCTTTGACTGGTGCAGGTATCGGGGGTACCGACGCTGCTATTCGCTCTGGTGGTGATCCGGAAGCTATCAAAAGTGGGGCGAAATGGGGTCTTGTCGCTGGCGCCGCCGGTCCTACAGTAGGAGCCGTCGTTGGGAAGGGCGTCAAATCTCTGATTGATGCCGGCCGCAATCTTCGCGTTTCCCGCATGGCCGGAATGAAGCCTCAGGCTCTCAAGTATCTGGCCCGCGCCGTGACCGATGACGGTCTCGATGCCGCGGGTGTCCAGTCTCGCCTTGCTGAGATGGGGCCGGAGGCAATGCTCGCGGATATCGGGCCGAACCTGCAGAAGCAGGCCGGAGCGATAGCGGCTACGCCGGGCAGGGGGCAGGAGATTGTTCGCACAGCGCTCGGTGAACGGGCGTCGGGCGCAAATTCCCGCATCAATGCCACGATTGACGAGAACTTCGGTCCGGCTCGTATCCCTTCTGCTATCGACGCAGAGGCTGCAGGAAACCAGCTTGCCTTGAGCCCTGCTTATCGGCAGGCATTTGAGCAGGCTCGCCCGTATGATGTTGGCCCGATCGCGAGCGACCTCGAGCGCCAGATCAACGTCCTCCGAGGCGATCCGCAGCGCGCCCTTCAGCGTGTTCGCGGAATGCTCGATGTCCACGGCTCCAATGTCCTCGATACGAACCCGGTGACGATGTTCAACACGCGCCAGGCGATCGATGGCATGTTGAAGACTGAAGCCGATCCGAAGGTTATCGCGGCGCTCACCGATGCCCGCCAGATGATCGATGACGGTCTGACGCGTGCTGTTCCGCAGATCAAGGAGGCCGACGCTGCTTTCGCGGAGCTAGCGCGCCAGCGCGAAGCCGTCACGCGAGGTCAGCAGGTGCTGGACAGCGGCAGGACAGCGCCGCGTCCTCAGGAACTGGCACAGGAGGTCCAGGAAGGCGCTTTGCCTCAAGGGATGCAAATTGGCCCGTCCGCAGTGCCCTTGCGTCTCTCGCAGGGTGCCAGAGCCGAAATCGAGCGGATCGTTGGGACGAACTCCAACGACATTCAGGCAATGAACCGCCTCATCAAGGGTGAGGGCGACTGGAACCGCGACCGGCTTGCCACGCTGTTCGGGCCTGAGAAAGCCGACAAGGTTTTCAAGATCCTCGAAAACGAGCGGATTTTTGCGGACACGAACAATGTCGTTACCCGCAATTCTGAAAGCGCCGCGCGCATTGCTGCTCAGAACGAGCTCGGCGGGGCCGGTGGCGGTGGTTTCGGATTGAAGGAATCGTTCAAGGCCGGCGGTGTCCGCGGTGCCGCGCGCTCTTTCGCACTGGATAAGGCAGAGAGCGTCGCGAGGGCGCTTCTGCCGGATACGGAAGGCGCGGCGAGGGAAAGCCTTGCAAAGGCGCTCGTAGGCAAAAACAGCGACAGCGTTGTGAAAGCTCTGATGGCGGTTACGGGACCGAGCAGGGCGGCTGCCTTAACGAGCCCTGTCGTCAAAGCCCTGTTGCTTGCGACCGGTGCCGCGGGGTCTCGATGACGGGTCGATCCAGCAGATAGCCAGGTACAGCAAGACCATAAAGCCGGCGCCGACGAGAAAGCCGGAATTGAAGTCATAGCCTAGCAGGCGGCCGAGTCCATCGGTTGCCGCGTTCAGCCCGTAGAGGATCGCTGCGGTGATCACGATGCAGGTGATTTGAACGATGCGGAGCGCCATTAGCCGACCTTGTTGGTAGGCGGCGAAGATAAGCGAAATCTGACCGGTTTGAAAGGGCTCCTCTTGGGGAGCCTTTTCCCATTGAAGGAACACCCAATGCCCAGGAACGGACAAGGCCAGTATACCAAGCCGCCGAACACGACGGCACAGCCGAACACCACCATCAAAAGCGCGATGTTCAATTCGGTGGTGGATGATCTTGTTGTCGACGCGAATACTCCTCGACCGATCACTGCGGGTGGTACCGGAGCCGCAACGGTCGAAGCTGCGCGGACAAACCTCGAGCTCGATAAGAAGTTGGTCTATTCCGAGAAATCGGCAGACTACGCCGTGTTGGCGACCGACAACAATGCCTTCATCCGGTTCACCGCTGCGGCGACGGCTACACTGCCGGCAGCTGGCAGCCTTGGATCGAATTGGCATGTGACGGTTTTGGCCGATGGCGGGGCCGTTACGATCGATCCAAGCGCTGCCGAACAGATTAATGGCGCCGCGACCTTGCTGGTTCCGTCTGGATACAGCGCTGAAATCTATTGCTCAGGTACCGCATTCTTTACCGAGAAAATTGCCGAAGCTCCGTTCGACTTCTTCTTGGATTGCATCCCGGCCTGGATAAGCAACACATCGATTTCATTCACGGCAGGTTCCGGCGTCTTCGGTGGCAAGAAACACGTCTTGCCGGCCTACACTAAGACGATGTCAGCGTTCTCCGCCGGGAACAATGGTGGGATGCTCGATACTGGATCGATCGGCGCCAGCAAGACCTATTTCCTGTTCGCGATCCGCAACATTTCGACAGGCGTCAGTGACTATCTGACGTCTCTTAGTCTGACGCCAACCATACCTTCCGGCTGGGAACTGAATTCAGGCGCACGTATCGGCTCCCTGTTAACGAATGCCTCAAGCCAGATTGTACCTTTCTGGCAGGTCGGCAATGAGATCAACACCGACACCTATGCCTGGTTTCAAGCGAACGCGACCGTTTCCGGCCTCGCCAGTCCAAGCCTAATACCGATTGGCGTGAGCGTGGACATCAAGGTTATCCTTCAGGCAGTCGTTGCGGCGCCAGGGCAAGATTGTGTGGGAGCGATCAGCGATGCAGTCGCGAACAACGCTTTGATTGCCACTCCCGCCTCAGTGAGCGTCAGGGCTCGATCAGGCAACGATTACCCTGATCAAAGCTCTGCTGCGGGCAAAGCCAGAAGCAACACAGCCGGCCAATTGTTCCGATCCATCAGCGTAACGAGCACCGCATGCGCAATCAACGCGTCCGTCTGTGGCTGGCACGATTATTCCTGCAAGCGGCTTTGGGGATAAACCAATGACAACTGTATATATCAGGCGAGCCAATGGCTCTATTTGCGAACTCTTCTGGGCTCCCCAAGTGGATCTGGATGTTGAGGAAAGGGACGAGGCGGATGCGGAGGTCCAGGCTTTCCTAAACCCGCCATCATTGCCGATTGCTTCGGTATCGTCGCGGCAGTTCAAACTGCAGCTTCTGTCCGCCGGCTTGCTCGATGCTGTTGACGCGTGGGTCGCCCAACAGTCGCGAGACGTGCAGATCGCCTACGAGTATTCCGGGACGTTCGTGAAGGACAGCCCCATGATGAAGGCCGGATTTGCGGCCATGGGGTTCAGCGAGTCCCAGATCGATCAGTTCTTCGAGGCCGCCGCGGCACTCTAATCGCTCTCTCACAATTTGGAGACTACCAATGCCAGTCCCTGACACGGCAAGCGAATTCGCGCGCTCTCTGCCCAAGGTTCTCGTCCACGAAGGACTCTATTCCAACCACCCTGATGATCCCGGTGGAGCCACGATGAAAGGCGTCACGCAGCGCGTTTTCACCGAATTCTTGGCTGCGAGCGGCAAGCCGTCCCGTGACGTCCGGACCATCACCGATATCGAGCTGCAGGCGATCTATCGGAAGCGCTATTGGGATATTGCCAAGCTCGACAAGCTTGCGCCTGGCGTTTCCTATGTCGTCTTCGACGGCAATGTGAATTCCGGCGTCTCGCAGTCCGTCAAATGGCTCCAGCGTGCGCTGCAGGCTATGGGGCTCTATCAGGGCGCGATCGACGGCATCATAGGGCAGGGGACGATCCTGGCGGCCGGCGGCGTCAACGACAATGACGTCCTTATTACCAAGATCATAGAGCGCCGCGAAGCCTTCCTTCGATCTCTGAGCACCTTCAAGACCTTTGGTAAGGGTTGGCTCAAGCGCATCGCAGACGTGAAGGCTGTCGGCCAGGCATGGGCAACCGGCTCTGTCGGACCTGAAATCTCTTATGCCCCTGGCGGCGAAGCGAAGGCCTTCCTGTCCAGCGCAAAGCCTGCCCCCAGCACCGCGCTTGCGGACGCCGCGACGGGCGGCGGTGGCGGATCGTTCACGCTCGGCGGCGCTCTTGCCGCCGCCCAGGACAAGCTCGCTCCATTCCAGGGGACCAGTCATCTTATCGACAATCTGATCGTCGGTCTGATCGTCGGCGGCATCGCTGTCGGCGCCGCGTCCTATGGCATCCGCTGGTATCAGAAGCGCCGGCAGGCCGAACGCGCCGACGCCCTTGACCTTCAGGTGAAGACCAATGTTCAAGCTGCTGCCTGACTGGGTTCCGATCGCCGGGGCTGCCGTCGTTGCCTTCGCGATCGGCGGCTACCTGGGCTTCACGGGCGGCACATGGCACGGCAAGTCTCTCGGCAAGGAAGAAGCCCGCGCCGAAGCCGCAGTCGAGGCCGTCGGTCGCATCAGCAACATGGAGAAGAACAATGCGAACTTCAGGAATCTCCCTGCTCGCGACCGTTGCCTTGTCATCATGCGTGACAGCAGGTTGCCAGAAGACAACTGCCCTGAACGGTAGCGGATACCAGATTACCCGGTTTTCCGATCCGCAGGCAGCGTTGCTCGCATCGCAAGATCCAAGCGCCGGCCCCGCCATCGCGTCCAATAACGAACAGTGCCGCCATGATGCGGCTTGCAGGAAGTGAGCCTATGACCGCTATTGCAATTGGCCAAGGGCTTACCTTCCCCCGTCAACAGGGCGGTGGAGGCAGCTCTGGCGATCCCGATCGTTTCATGTTTTTCGCCTCCCGCACTCGTATGGTGTCTGGATACGCCGTCGACACGACGAGCATCAACCTGACCTATTTCGCAAGCAAACTGAAGTACGGCAGCGCATCGTACAAGTGCCGTACCCTGATGGCCCACTTCTCCGGCTTCGCCATGAATGAGGGGTTGGGTCCACAGGAGACGATTGTCCCGGGAAACGATGTGGTGATAGATGGCGCAGATCTGATCGTTCGCGGCGTCACTTATCCCGCCGACTTTTCAGGGAACCCGATAGCGACTATCGTATCGGGAAGCAAGGGCGCCTGGTGTTCATGGCCGACCTTCACCGGGGATCTCAACCCTGAAGAAGATTTTCAGATCATCACGCGCTGGCACGTTGCCTCGGTTGGTCAGAAGTTCGTCGGCCCCTCACGTATCCAGAAGCACCGCGGGGAGAAATATTGGGCTGCTGCCGACGCGTCAGCCTTGGCGGCTCTTATCGCCGCCGATGCACCTACGACGACGGCTGTCGATGCTTTCTACTGCGTCGCACCTGGCAACCAGACAAATAGCCAGCTCATTTGCTACGGACCCGATATTCTCTTGGCAAAAGGCGATTGGAACGGCCGACCAGTTGTTTTGAGCCCCGGCGATAGCATCGGCTATGGGCGGCAGGAGATTTCCGGTTCGGCAGATTCACGCGGAAATCTCGGCTGGGAGAGCAAGTGGCTCGACAATCCCGGTGGTATCGGCCGCATCCCGCATATGATCATCGGCTGTCCGTCAGCGCAGTCTGCCCGTGAGCTGGCGACAAGCGCCTTTCTCCGCTGGGATATCCTCGACGACATCAAGGCGTTCAACAACGGCAAATACCCCTTCACCGTCGTTCTGAACCAGATGGGCACCAACGACAGCAACGTGACCATCTCGACCTGGAAAGCCCGAATGACCGGCTTGATCTCGCGCATCAAGACCCGCCTAGGGGCTGGCATGAAGGTAATCCAGTGCACGATCCCGCCGCAGAATTCGCTGGTCACCGGCAATCTTGGTTTCGACGCGTCCGGCTTTACCGTAGCTGCGATCTGGACGAATGCCGGCGGCCGCGGTTCCATCAACAGTGACATCCGCACGAACAACGCGTTCGGGCATGACGGATTTATCGACATCGATGCCGCATGGATCGATCCTGCTAACACCGACAAGTTCATGAACGCTTCCGGCATAGGGCAGATCGGCACGATGGTGTCCTATACGCCCGGGGATGGCGGATCGGTTCTGAGCAGCGGCGTAATCAGCGGCTATGTGCCGAAGCCGGGGGATGCACTCCTCGTAGAGTATCAACCCGCCACCTACGGCGCTCGTCTTGTGCAGACTGTGACCGATAATGGCGACAACACGTACACTTGCGGGTTCACAGCTAACTCGACGACGGTCTTCCAAGCCAACGCCAAGATATATTGGGCTATCAGCCCAGAGGGTATCCACCCGCATCCCGCGTATGTTGACAACTGGTTAGTCCCGCGCCTGCCGCAGTCTGAAAAGGTAAAGTTGGTCCCCTGATCCCCGCCGCCCCATCAAGGTGTGACGGTGTCTAATGAATCGGGCGGGCAATCTCGTGAACGACATGAAACAGAGCATCGTCAATATCAGCGCCGTCGAGCAGCGAGGGGTTTTCCATTAAGACCCGCAACGCCCTCTCGGCAAATCGAGCCGCATCGGCTTCGTCGGATGTGTAACATTTCGCCATCTGCCTCAATCTTGATATCACCGGTTCGGGCATATCGCGAAACATACGACCTCCTGTTCGGGTACAACTGACTTGTTCACCAACAAAAAACTGTACGCTTACGGAGGGTCAGAGTCGATAAGCAAAGCCCTAACCATCATGAAGATATCGCGATAGACCAGATCGTGATGCCGATGTGGCGCAGATCTAAAGCGCATAGGGAACCGCCGAAACGGCAGGAGCCGGAGAGTGAACCACTCTCCGGCTCCATGGCGAGAAATTGGGTTCAGTTAGCGGCAAACATTGGTCGTCCGCGTAACTCGCTCACCATACCGATATGTCGTTACCCGTTTGGTGACGCAGTGGCGCCGGACATCTTCATGGACCATTCGTGCTTTCAACCGACGGTTATCGTTATACCAGCCACGGTGCTCGCCACGTTCCCAGCCGCGATGCAGGCCCGGACCGTCATCAGTACGGATGGTAATGCTATCCGCATAGGAAGCGGCGGGGACTGCAATCAGGGACGAAAAAGCCAAGGCTACAGCAAGAATGATTTTCTTCATGGGGCTTTACCTCGAGTTATTGGACCGCGGTTAAATGATTGCCTGGTCTTTGCGTTCCATCAAAAAACTCCCTTCGGACTTCAGTCCGAAGAGACGTCAGACCATTGGCGGGCACCAGATCACGGTTGGCTCATTGAAAACGCATTGGCAAAGCCGAGTCCCGATGACCGCCGTTCGCTTCGAGCGCTGGTCACCAGCTTCCTCGAAGGGGTGTGATGGGAACATTCGTGAGACACGACGGTTCAGGCGCGCATGTCCGACCACATAAAAGAGCTGACAGATCAACTGCGCGATCCCGCGCGGGTTTATCCCATTCCGGGCGACGCTGCGGCCGCCGACAAGGTTGCGGCACTTTTGGAAAATGCTGCCATTGTCGGGAAGGTGCCGCCGACTACTATTGACGTTCTGAAAGACACAGCCGTCAGATTGATCAGCCGATCTCACCTTCTGAATTGATCGTGAATGATCGGCTCCGAAAACGTTCCTTTGCGATCCCGTGCACGAGACGAAAGAGTGCCTTGTCGGTATCGGGTCCATCGAGAAGCGAAGGATTATCTGAGATCAATCGAAGCGCACGCTCTGCAAGCCGAGCGGCATCTGCTTCTGATTTGACGTAGCGGTGCGCAAGTCTGCGCAGAGTGGAAATAGTCGTTGAATGGGATTGTGCGAGCACAATGCACCCTTTCCTGTTCGGTCAGCGGGTGCACGTATAAACACTCAGCCATCAGCGCCAACGGTTCAGAACAACTGATGATGGATTGAGTGTACTCGCTCCTACTGAACGAGTCTATCCAAGGGGTACTTTTTGGCCGAGAGCTATAGGGGGCAGGAGCTACAAGGGGCTTCCCGCTTCCCAATAATCGGCATCACAATCGGCGCACTTCTCTGGGCTCCAGCCCAACTCTTTCAGCTCGCGCCAATAGAATGGAGCGACCGCCGCCGCGTAGACGTCAGCCTCTTTTCCAAACGGACTCCGACCCGCTCGGCACCAATGCCGCACCCGTTCGGTAAATCGTCGGCAGAACTCTTGTTCGGACATAGGTGTAATTTAATCACCAGCGGGAGCCCGATCAAGAAACGCGAGATTGCATCGGGTAGGACGTCGGAGCGAGCTAATGCGCAATGACCGGTAAGGGCTCGCGTAATCGATACAAAGCGAGCCCTTGCTGCTCGGTCCCCACACGCATAAGCCAAGGTACGCACGTGGCGTCGTCATGTCGCGTGAAAAGAGCGTGACAGGGTCCCGAGCGTCATTGCGGCGCGCTGTTGGCCTGATCCTGGATCACGTCTATGAGATCATCGCTTTCCATCACCGCGTGAACGATGCCGTTCGGGTGGATGAAAATTACCAGCCAATGCGTGCCGTCGATCTGAAATGCAATATGGAACCCATTCATAGCGTGTCTCCTATCTGACAGGAGAACATCACGACGCTCGGCATTCGATCTAGTCGCAGATGTGAGGGGAGGGCAGAAGCACGCCTTCAGCGCTGCCCAAAGGTTCCCGTCAAATCTCACCTCTGAGCATTCTTAGGTGCCCTTCTCGCGAAGCCCCGGCGCGGAATATGCTCCGCCTTTGCGCGAGGCAGATTGCATCACGGGGGGGCCGGCTGTTTCGATGGGGATATCTGCTTCCTGTGCGGCTGCAATAAAACATTCGCGGGCCTCGTGCGGCGTTCGGAGCCCTGCATCTACATCGGCGCAAACTTGCAATGCGCGGAGAAAAGCCTTGCCCGTCGAAACTGGCCAGGCATTCAACAGAATGTTCAACGCTTCCTCTGTTGTCGTGACCATGTGCATCCGGCCGCTGCGTTTGCAGATAACCAGCACTGGCGCTTCCCATCGACGTTTGCTCATAGTCCGAACCTCGCTCGGCAAAAGACATAACTGTACTAGCCGGTGCCAAAATCCATACTTCTTAAGCAGAAATGATATCAATGAAGAACGGCAATGGCGGAAATGCCTGCTTCGTCCGCGGCACGGATTATCGCCTGTCTGAATTTTTCCGGCTCAAGCTTCCCGGCCATTACGTCGACACAAGCTCTTATTGCTGCAAGAAATTCTTCTCCATCGTCCACGGGGAAATCCCTCATAAGAACTTTGGCAGCATCTTTGGCGGTGCGAACGATCACGCGCCGATTCCTATCCTCGAAGATCAGGGCAACAGGCGAAAATTCGGCCGAAGTGTCCCATTCCATAACACTTGGTTCCCGATGAACTAACACGTCGGTAACCCTGCAAAATGCGTGCCGCGCGGGACCTGTGCAGCACGCGAGAGGCATCGCATTGAAAGGGCAAGGACTTGGCACCAGCGGATGATGTTTCGATGAACCGTGAAATTGCAGTGCTCGCGACCAAGGTCGATATGATCCTGGATAGCATAAGACGATCGGAAGAGAAGTCTGATGTCAGCCGTGCATCCGTGCACCGGCGCATGGATGAACTGGTCGAGCGGGTAGGGACGCTGGAAAACGGCGTTGTCTCCGTTCAGAAAGATGTGACGGAAATGAAGCCGACGATTGACGATGTGCGGCGCTGGAAGCTGATCGGGCTGGGCGCGCTCGGGGTGATCGGCTTCGGCGGGATGGCGATGGGGGTCACCTTCGCTGACGCTATCCGCCGGCTGGGGGCTGTAATCCTCGGACGCTAGTCGTTGCACCAGTCATTCTTATGGTGCGGTCGCCACTCCCGAGCGAAACCCTCGTCGAGCAGCTTGGCCCCGATCTCTTCCCCATTCGTGCGATAGATGTTGATGAGAGGCCTATGCTTCGGGGTGTTGTCGTAGCCCTTGATCTCGATCTGCAAGCCTCGTTCGTTCAATAGCTCTCTCAGCCTTCCCTTGGCGATCAGCGCCAGCTTCCGTTCCTTGATGCACTTCGCGCGCGATCCGATCTCCGGAGTGTCTATGCCCCAAACGAACGGCACTCCTCCTCCCAGCAGTCGCATGAGCTGACCGTCGCAACGGATAGTATCACCATCGACCGCGGTCAGACTGGCGCAGATCAGCATCACATCGATCATTGCCGGCTAGATCCGTGCGGCGGCAAGCCGCGATAATTCAAAGGCTGGTGTTTCCTGCAATACCAGAGCGTGATTACTTTGCTCTCCTCAAAGCCGTAGCAGCCCCAGTCCGGACAGCGCGTGCCGTCCGGCTCCTCGTGGTCGCAATAATGCTCGACAATCACGTTTGCGCCTGGCGCCGATGAGTGCCCCTCGTTGTTCACTCCTGCATCATCTCCCATGCATTTCTTTCAGTTTGTCATAATGCTCTTCGGCCATTCTTGCCGCCTCGCGCGGGGTAGGCATCCATCCCTCCTGCGGCATTAGCCTGCGGCGTATCCAGGACGCAAAGCCGCCGTTCCAGCGCCACATCCCTGTCCGGCTAGACGTCGTCTCGTCTACCTGGATGCGGCCGACGACATATTCTCCGTCATAGCCTTCAAAATCCTGATGACCTTCTCCGCGCCACGTCTCCCGCCATTTATATCGCGGCGTATATTCCTTCTCACTGGAGGTATCGGCGGCCATTGATCCGGTCGCTTCGTCTCATGATCGTCTTTGGGATTGTGGTGTGACAGTTGAGACAGGGCCGCGCGGCGCTCATCGGTGTTCAACAAGGAGGTAGCCGCGCGACCTGCTCACCTTGCATGGTGTTCTCACTATGTTCTCATCATGGGGGAGAGTCAAGCGCGCCGCCGATGGCTAAAAACGAAAGCCCCTTCGCTTCAGGATATTCAGCGCCGCCTCGACTTCTGCATTGGCTTCCATCATCAGCGCCTGATTATCGGCCAGCTCGATTAGCGAGACCAGCACCTCTTCAGGCTTCCATCCTGCCTGAACGGCGCGCTCAACGAGATCCTGAAACTCGATGTGCAAGGCGTCCTGGCAGCGCAGAAAGCGATCCGGGTCTTTCTCGGGAACGGTCGGCGGCGGGATCTTGCTCATCCGATGATAATGGAGTTGCGCGACGGTGTGTCAAGCTGAGGCTTGAAGGTGGGTGGGACCGCGCGTTTAGCATGAAGGGCGGAGAGTAACGGACGAATCCGATCGCGCGATCCCAACCCCAGAACCTACTTTGTACAGGTTTGTTCCCGCTCTTTTTGACAGCTATTGGAATTTTTAGCATTTGCTGATGCAATGGCCCTATGACAAAGCCGCCGAAGTCAAAACCGCTCCTCCAGGACGACAAGCCGTTGCGCTCAAGAGCGCGTAAGCCGCGAGATCCGTCGCAGCCAAATCTCCCGCTAGATCCAATGCCAGCACGCATCGAGCCGTGCCTGGCAGTCCTGAAGCAGAAACCACCAAAGGGCGACCAGTGGGTTTTCGAGATCAAATGGGATGGCTACCGCATCGCCGTGCACATCAAGCCGAAGGGTGTTCGCATCCTGACGCGCGGCGGCCACGACTGGACGCACCGTTTCCCGGCCATCGCGGCCGAGGCTGCGCAACTCGGCGCGGCGACCGCGATCCTCGATGGTGAAGCTGTAATCCTCGACGAGCGGGGCCGATCGGACTTCGGCATGCTGCAGCAATCGCTCGGCGGCCGGGGTGGGAAGCTGAATTCCGGCGCGTCCGTATTGATGGCCTTCGACCTCCTTTATTTCGACGGTCACGATCTGACGAACACAGAGCTTTCGACGCGCCGGCACCTCCTTGAAGGACTGATCGCGCCAGGCCGGGAAAGCGCAATTCGGCTATCGGAGGAGATAGAGGCGGATGGCGATCAGCTCCTGCAGGTCGCCTGCGAGCATGGTCTCGAAGGAATCATCGCCAAACGTCGAGACAGTCACTATCACTCGGACAAGAGCGGCGACTGGCTAAAGATCAAATGCATCCAGAGCGACGGCTTCTTAATTGTCGGCTACGAAAAGTCCAGCGTAGCACTCGGTGGCATCGGTCGGCTTCTGCTCGCGGCGCGTCGAGGAAACGAGCTCGTATATGTCGGCGGGGTGGGAACGGGATTCAATGCACGTTCCGCGAGCGACGTGCGGGATCAAATGGACGAACTGATCATCGACAAACCCGCGGTCGATACAGGACGGAAGCGAAATGCGGTCTTTGTCCGGCCGAAGCTCGTTGCTGAAATAGCATATCGAGGCTGGACGCACGACGGAAAGCTGCGGCACGCGAGCTACAAAGGATTGCGAGAAGTGCAGGATAACGCGGCAATCTTCCACGTGAGCTAAGCGACGGTTCCAAGGTGTCCAAGGCGCCCATCGCGAAAAGTATCCATGTCCTCAAAGTTCGTCCCGATAGCATCCACCAGGCTTTTCAAACGCTTCTTCGCCTGGGAATTAGACAGCCCTTCAAATCCCACCATCATGATATCCGCGTGATGGGGTTTCCGCTCCATTGCTGTATCATAGACACCACAGAACCGTACCTCGTCCTTATAACGTACGGCCGAGGCGGGAAAGATCATCACCCCATCGAGCGAACGCCCACGGGTCTGCCACCGCGGTAGCAGCTCCTCCGCGGTTACCTCAAATTCACTGTCGGAGGCGGCTCCTCTCAGCACGCTCAAACCATTAGTTTGCGACTGCATCACGAGAGCAGGATTAAGATAACCGTTTTCCATCCTGCCTTCGGGCGTGTAGACAAGAAAATGAAGAGTCTCTTCTGAAGCAACGGTTCCCGGCGACATATCCGATGCAGTGTATGCTTCGCAGCCACATGGTTCCGGGATGCACGAATTCACCGCTTTTACCCGGTCATCGTTTTGCGCAAAAGCTAAGCGGCAGGCCTCCGAAGTCATACGTGGCGCGCAATAACTCGGTCTACGAGTGCGTGAGCACCATAAGCTTTGATATCAACGTCGTCACCAAAATCTTCATTTTCGCCTGCCTCTCGATACCACGAGATCAGCCCGCCAGCTTCAATTGTCAGATGAAGATATATTTCGTCATTATACATCGTGAAGCTAGGCTGGCCTTCGCCATCGACGACAAATTGAGGACGCAACGTCATTGGCGCCTTGGTGAACGCTGCAGAGAGTATTTCAGCGACATTCAAAGCAGCGTCGGTAGGCGGAGAGGTAAAGTGCTGCTGCCAAAAGTCTGTGTCTCGGTAGCTGGCTATCGCCGCGAAGACGTCTTGGAGCCAAGGATCGAACGCTTGGGTAGCTGCCGACTTGATTTCTCCGGACCTGTCTGTAAGCCGTTCAATACGGCCTGTTGGCGGGGGCAGGAAACGATCAGCGACGGTTCCGGGCAAAAGCTGGCCCTGCGGGAAAAACGCTACGTATCCATATCCACTCAGAGACTGCGTTCCGCTACGATGCGTCGGCGGCTGTTCTTCAGCCACTACATCAAAGCCGGGGCTCTCATTTAAAATATCTATTATGTAGCTCGGCGACACGGTCGAGTCTGCAAGCAACATCATTGACGCCTCCCTTTCTTTTGTAGCCCAATCGTCTGGCAAACTTCGGGTATGATGATTTGTGACAAAAGATCTTTCAAACGATCATGTAGGTCATCGAGGCGGGCTTCCGCAGGGGTTGACCCAAATTCGCTTAACTTATTCTCCGCGGCTTGGTCTTGCATCATAGTGTAAATTCCAATCGTGGGACGGTGAACACCCTCGCGAATAAGTCCAACCACATCAATATTGACGTTAGTCAGCCGTCTAAAGCTGTCCTCGAAATCGAACCATCCCGAATGTGCGTGCCACTCCTTCAGTGCCGACTTCACCCTCGTGGGAACAAAATCGTTACCGTCTTTCAAAAGCTGCGAAACGTCTAAATCGTTCCAGTCGCCCGTCCAGATGAAACGATCCCAATATTCGACTTTGGCCGTCCCTAACTCGACGATGTTCATATATTCGTTAAGGAGAGGTTGAATAAGGCCGTCCATCTGCGACTTAAAGGTGGCCCATCGCACGTATTGGGTGGTCTGCCAAGTGATAGCATTAGGAACGATGACTAGCTGGGTTTGTCCGTCCGGTGACGCCAATATGGATGGACCGCCGACTTGGACTGTGGTGAGCTGTCCAGTCGCGGCGTCAATGTTGAATGCGGGCGGCCTAGGAGTCGGTACCAGTCCGTGCGACGCAGATAGCGTCTCCGCCGACTTAATCAATTTTTCAAACGGCTTGGTAGGCAGCTCCGGTAAGAACGACAGAGTGATCGCGCATCGCTCAACCGCGTGGGCGGGAAAAATCGGGCGGATTTCAGCCATGGAATTTCTCAAGTTAACTCAGCCGTTAGATAGCTATTCGTTTTTCTAGTCAAGTAACCGGGAGCGAAGCTTTCGATTTATGGTCAGCATGAAGGATGCCCGTGTGCGCGCACAGCGCGTGCTTTACAAGGTAACGCAAAATTACCCCGCCAAATCCCGGTCTTTTCAGACCGTGCCGTGGCTTGCTCGGCAGCGAATGCTCCGTGGCTATAGCGGACCCAATCGACCGCATTGCCGGTACGGATCAGCCAGGCGTTGACGTTCTTGCCGGCAGCCTGGAACCAATTCCGCGACGACTGCGGTGATAACGATCAACGTTCACATCTGGAAGCAAGCAGCTTATCCACAGATTGCTCCGAATCGCTACTCCTGCCTGTGGAGTTTAAGACGCGATAAACGGTCGGCGGCGAGCTTGTTTCCCATGAGCCTGTCTGTTCCTCACGTTGGCCCCAGCAACAAAGGGAACCACCATGCAGGAAAATATTCGCCGAATTGCACCAGTTAGCACCGCCGGTTTAGTCCCGCAGAGGCCGGCTACGGGCATGCCGATCTGCGAGCACGTCGATCCCACAACGCTATTCGTCGACCCGGCTTATCAGCGGGATATCGGCGAGCGCGGGATACGTCAAATCCGCAGAATCATTGAGCGGTTCGATTGGGCAAAATTCAAGCCGCCCATTTGCGCTTATGCAGACGTTGACGGCGTCACGGTGCTGAAGGTTCTGGATGGACAGCATACGGCCATAGCGGCGGCCAGCAGTCCGTTCATCGGTCAGATCCCGATTATGATTGTCGAGGCCGATGATACGATCGCGCAGGCAAAAGCGTTTATCGGGCAGAATTCTGAACGTGTCGGGGTTACGCCGCTGCAGCTCCATTACGCTGCATTAGCTGCAGGGGACGAGGACGCCAAAACACTGCAAAGTGTGTGCGACAAGGCAGGCATCAAGATACTGAGGCGCCCAGGTCAATACGATCCGGCTGCCTCTCGCGAAACCATTGCAGTCGGCGTCATCAAGCAATTGATTGCGCGCCGGGGCGACAAGTTATCGAAAGAAATTCTCGAAATTCTCGCAAATGCCGAAAGAGGGCCGATAAAGTCCGAGCACATCAAGGCAGTCGAGTATCTTATGACCAGTCCGGATCATTGCGAGATGTTCTGGCCGCAGGATCTAACAGCAGCGATTGTCGATCTCCTTACCGCGGCCGAAGAAGAAGCCGACCAGCTAGCAATGTCCAGGCGGTGGCCGCTGTGGAAGGCGCTTGCGACGGTTTGGTTCAGAAAGTGCAAGAAGCGGCGACATGTCGCTAGGCATGCCGCCTAGTTTATCCGAAGAGACCGAGAATCCCCATCGCAATAAAGGGATAAGAAAATATCCATCGAAGCCAAATCGGATGACCAGGACGGCCGTTACGTTCCTTCCCGTCAATTATCGCCCACGTAAACATTCCGAACATCAAGAAAGGAATACCTGACATAGTTTTGTCCGCAAACGTGCTGGGAACAGATCGCCGCCAGCAGATCAAGTTGCATGTCGCATTCCATGTTGCATGGATTCGCCGCTACTCGTTTGAAACGCTTGGAAATCAAAGGTAGTGTATGCAACATGCTTGCGACATACGGCTCGCTCGAGGTTCACCTAACTCTTTGAATTTTGTGGTGATCCCGACGCGATTCGAACGCGTGACCCTCAGATTAGGAATCTGATGCTCTATCCTGCTGAGCTACGGGACCACTTGGATGCCATGCATACAAAAGGCTTGGCGTGAAGCCAAGCCTTTTCGACGCTCGCGATGTCGTTTCGTTTCAGGCGCCAAGGCGCTGTTCAGCGAGCCGCACCCAATACGAAATGCCGTGGGCGATGGCCTCGTCATTGAAGTCGTAAGCGGGATTGTGCAGGCCCGCGGTGTCGCCATTGCCGATAAAGATGAAGGCGCCGGGGCGGGCGTTCAGCATGTAGGAGAAATCCTCTCCGCCCATCATCGGATCGACCTCCGGATTGACATTGGCTTCGCCGGCAATATCGCTGGCGATGGCGACGGCGTGTTCCGTTTCATCCGCGTGGTTGAAGGTGACGGGATAATTGCGGTGGAAGTTGATATCGGCTTCCGCTGCGTGGGCAGCGCAGATGCCTGCCACGACTTCGCGGAGGCGTGCTTCGGCCTGGGCGCGCACTTCCTCGTCCAGGGTGCGGATCGTGCCGGCGAAGGTGGCGTCATTGGGAATGACGTTGTGGGCGAAGCCAGCATTGAACTTCGTGACGGAGACGACAACCGAGCGCAGCGGGTCGACGTTGCGAGAGGCGATCATTTGCAGGTTCGTGACGATCTGGGCGCCGATCGCGATCGGGTCGATCGTACGGTGCGGCTGTGCCGCATGGCCGCCGCGGCCCTTGATGGTGACGGTGAATTCGTCGGTTGCCGCCATGATAGGCCCCTTACGGGTGGCGAACTGGCCGACGGGCAGGCCCGGCAGATTGTGCATGCCATAGACCTCTTCTATGCCGAACCGCTCCATCATGCCGTCCTTGACCATCAGGTTGCCGCCGCCGCCGCCTTCTTCTGCCGGCTGGAAGATCACAGCGACATTGCCGTTGAAGTTGCGTGTCTCGGCGAGATACTTCGCAGCGCCAAGCAACATGGCTGTGTGGCCATCATGGCCGCAGGCGTGCATTTTTCCTGATATTTTCGATGCCCAGGGCTTGCCGGTGATTTCGGTTAGCGGCAGAGCGTCCATATCGGCGCGCAAACCCACCGTGCGGCTGCCTTCGCCCTTGCCTTTGATGAGGCCCACAACGCCGGTGCGGCCGATGCCGGTGACGATTTCGTCGACACCGAATTCCTTAAGCTTTTCAGCGACGAAGGCGGCCGTGTTTTCGACTGCGAAGAGAAGTTCTGGCCGGGCATGGATGTGACGCCGCCACTCTGCAACTTCATCCTGAAGTTCGGCGGCTCTATTCAGAATCGGCAT